CAATCCTTTATGATGTTGCTCTCATCAATATCGGGAAGTCCAAACCTGTCCTCAAGACCTGCTCTGTCTCTTGGAGCAAAATCATAATAAGGATGATCATCATCAAAGACTCTCATCTCTTTGCCCGGATTGAATTTGAAATCTTTGTCCACATCCGGGACATTGTCCACAGGTGTCACCTCAGCCTCCTCCGGTCTGACTTGAATCAATACACATCTACATCTCCAATCATTCTGAGGAGCGTGTGTGTCCCAAAAGGGATCATCCACAGGCCTGACAATGCCATCCCATTTCCTGTGATCTTGCCGGACCCTCTCATCTCCTACTGTCTGATATTTGAGCAGCGGAAAGACATCTTTTTGACTTTCGTATTGATGCCACTTGGCAGCACTTTGAGACTGCAATACAGCCATGTCTCTCTCCGTCTTAAGCCAGGTCTTGTTGTATGTGTCAAAGATCCTGCAGGCTTCTTCTCTAAACTCTACCCATGGCCTCACAGTCCCCTCCTCCAAAAAGACAAAGGATGACATGGCTCTCACTTGTTGCTTGGTCTTGGCAGCCGAAAAGATGCCAATGTCTTTTTTCAAATTGTCAGCCAACTCCTTGAGCGGACTGTCCAATTGATACTCAAAAATTGATTGGCCAAGACCTTGACTGACACCATTGAGCAAATGAGAAGCAATGGCCAAGTAAAGATCAACCGGCAACAAAGACATTGTGATCCGTCCGGCATAGATGCCTCTCAAAGTGTTTTCAATTTGGGCCTCAGTGTATTTCATTGAATCAATTAGTCTTGATTGTAACTCATGGCCACTCTCCTCATGATAGCCTCTGGAGACCGGTCTGCAAATTTCCCAACCTCCATAGGATCCACCATCCTGGAGGCTTCCTCATCGGAGAGATTGTAAGCAATCTTAAACATCTCAACAGCAGAATCTTTAGTGACCTCTCCCAAATAAACAGACCTGGCAATCTCAACCATGGCTGTTGATTGCGCTCCATTCATGGCCTCTTTTGGTTGGGCCGGTTGGACATTGACAAACACAGATCCCTCTTTGATGACACCAATCCGGATCAATTTAGGAATGACCTGCTCATTGACCCAATCTTGACAGTCAGTAATCTCAGCCGCCAAAATGGAGTCTAAGATGGATTTGTGAACATTGGCAGCACCAGTAAAGGACTTCTCGTCTGTGGTCCCGGTTTGGCCAAGGATGGCTTTGGACATCTCTCCATTGAGTCTGTCAATATACTCATCAAAAACCTTAAATGCATCGGGCCTATTAGTTTGCAAAAATTCCACCTCATCTGCAGTGTCAAGTACGGCATAAGCAGCAGATCCCATATCAGCCAACATCTCGATCATGTTGGTTTTTCTCGCAGGATCCAAGATGGATGTCTTTCCATACCTAAAAGGGATGCCAAATATCTCAGCAAACTCAGACCAAGAGGCCATCACAAACCTCTTATAAATCACAAGAGGAGCCACAAACTCCAACAATCCCAAATAATATGGCCTAAAATAGTAAATGCTCCAAGTATCATAAGGCTCTTCCCTAATGTCCACACCTGTATTGGAGTATTGAGACTCCTTGACCAGGTATTTCTCCGGGAGCAAATACTCCAGAGGGATCCGGACCGGATCTGCAAAGACATCATCCTTGACATCCCCAAGGTCTAAAACTGCTGCTCCTTGGATCCGTCCGTCAACAAAGACTTTGAGTATCTCTCTAAACCACTTTTTCTTTAATTTGGCAGTATCATCCACATCAACATCTCCAGCCTTTGTCCGGATCTCAAACTTTTGGTTGATGATTGGCATTGAAAAAGCTGTCAACACTCCTCTGAGGTGTGCATCCATCAGCACACTTTTATATATCTTGGCAAGGTCTGTCCGGTTGGGATTATACCTTGACTCAGCAGATGTGATGGCCGTGTTGAATTTAGTGATCCTGAGAGCCTCTCTGTAGAGTTGCTGAAAAACTACTCTTTCCCGGACAGGAGTGGGAGATGGCTTAGTCACATTTTGGATCCTTGTGATCTTAATGCCTTTGTCAAAATCTATGTTGTACTTTCCAATTTTCATATCTTAGTAGATTTCATGCTCTCCACCCATGGACCTCCCGGACCCATAGCTAATGTCAAGACCTTTTTGATCCTCCTGTGTTTTTAATGTCCAACCAGTTGGAGTGATGTTTTTGCGTGGATCAGCACAATTGACCAGAAATTTCATAGCATCCTCAGCCTCAATGGCTCTATGCTCCGGGACCTGCCTTGGATGGAGTCTCCTGCAAATTCGGTCAATGATGATAGGGACCATCTTGCCAACCAACAGAGCGTCTCTTGGATCCTCTTGAGACCAACTTGCCGCATCTGTCAGTATGTTGGGAGGACCGGCCACTAATGCCTTGTAAATGTCACCATAGTAGCCAACTCTTTCCCACTTGGCTGGATCAGAGTAGTCATTGTTGACTCCATTTGCTATGGCCCTATAAACTGTTGGAGGCATACCAAAGTCAACAGCCCGGTCAATGGCGTAAGTATTTATATTGAAAGTGTCCGCTACAGCAGCATCATCCAGAACTGTTGTTGGAGCCACATAGACAAAGTCACTGTCTCCATAAGTGACTCCGGTGTCAAAGAGATTGATTGTCTTGCCAAATAGTCCATCAAGGCTAAACCTATGAGAAAGGATTGAGCGGATCTCCTGCTCCACCTCCTCCTCCACCCGGTCAAGGATGGGATCTGTAGTGGAGAAAGAGCCAACAATCTGATCAATGGAGATGGGATCAAGCCTAGTGAAATAATCCGGACGTATTATGAAAGATGACATCTGCTGTGTTTAATTCGCCAATTTACCAAGTTTTTCTCAGCAATTTATCAACCCTCCTTTCCATGTGCCTCTCTTGTGGGACCTGTCCTTGTCTCTTGTAGCTTTCAAAATGACCTCTAAATGCTTCACACAAGATATAGTCCATGGTGTCTGAGAAGTGGCCATATCTCTGAAAAGTCACTTTTGTGGTTGGATCAGTTTCCGTCTTTTTCTTTTTTGTCCCATCAGCATCCTCCTTGAGATTGGTCAAGTCTGCAATTGATAGCTTGCAATTAGATCCAATCAACACCCCGATACCGGTGGCTTGCTTCTCAAAGATGGCATTGATCCATCTCCCTCTTGCCACCACAGGAGGATTGGCAGGAGGGACCCGGAGAACAGGACTAAAAGACTCCAACTTGTTCCGGGCAATAGTAAACAATGTTTTTCCAGATGGCAATTTGACATCATCTTTTTGAGAGGTGGCATCTCCATAAATGAACAAGCCAGAGGTGTGACTGCTGTATTTAGACTCAAAGGCCTGACACAAATCCTCAATCTTGTTGTGTGGATTGACTTTGTAAATCTCATCAATCTGGACAGCTACAAACTCACAATGACTCATCCCGGCATCCTTGATGGCATCTTGAACCGGCTCAGGCCATTGGCCATCATTTTGTTTGTGAATTTGCCAAACACTCATTGGCAAATATGGATTGACATTTTCATCAATACTGACATGGATGGCCACCTCCGGGCAATAGGTGTCCGGGATGCCTCCCTCTTGAACTCTGACAATGTTCTTTTCAAGGTCAAAGGACTTATAAAACTCTCCTCCCTCTTTGACATTAGCCTCCCAATCTCCATCAACAAATCTCAAATACTCTCCATCCGGGAGGAGTTTTAGGTTGTCTAAATACTCTTGAGGCAAATGGGGATTATCATAGATTCGGGATTGAAGGTAATACCAATCACTAGGCAAAGTCCCGGACCTCCACTTGTCATAAAAAACAGACTTGACCCAATTGTTGGTTGGATTGCAAGTACACAAGATCAAAGGAGGTGGATTGTCTCCTCCTTGAATGATCCATGATCCGGCTCTCTCAATGCATTTATTGAATGTCTTTTGGGCCAACTCATTGACCTCCTCCAGGACAAAGCCATTGACCTCAAGTCCTTTGAATTGATCAAGGTCTGTGTCTCTTTCAATATTCTCATAGATAAACAGGACCTCACTGCCATTTGTGGCCTTGACTGTGATTGGGCTTGACTGCTTAAATGACTGAGTAAATGTCTCAGGCCACACTTTCCAAAATGTTGGGATGGTGGACTTGATAAGCCTGTCTCTTGTTTTTCTCACAACGGCCCATCTGGAGCCTGGATAAGCCCGGCAAAGGATGCTCAAAGCAGCATCAACCACAAAAGACTTTCCTCCCCGGATGGCCCCACCAAAGAGCAGGATCTTATAGTTTCCGGAAAAGACTGCCTCCAGATACTCATCTTGCTTTGGTGTTGGGCTAAACTTGACAGATTGCTTGGCCATGTGTGTCAAGTTTAGGATCCTCATGGCAGCCATAAGACCGGAGGATGGTCATGGATGCCTCCACCTCTTTGGTTGATGCCTTCAAGTTGGAGACAAACTGAGGCAAAGCCCTAGCCTTAGCGTCTCCAAATCCGGAGGCTTTGACAACCACATGACCGGTCAAGCCATTGGCCTGAGCAGATACAATGTATGGCCTTTGCTGCTCTTGCAAATTTTTCATGATATGATCTTTCTGCCAATAGTAATAATCTTAGAGGCTTGCTCTTTTCGTTTCTTTTGAATGGCCATGATGTCCACTTCCTGGAGGCATGATCCAACACTTTCCACCATGTCCTCCCGGACAGGCAGTTGCGTCCCGATAATATACCAGGCCACTCCTGTCCACAAAGCCGGCTCCACCTTCAAGCTATGCATTGAGGAGACAGTTGGATATTTGTCTTTGATCTTGATTGAATAGAGACCCGGTTTGCGGACTTTGTTTTTCTTGCTCATGCCTTTTTTGCTTTGAATGATAGAACCTTGCCTTTGACCTTAAACACCTCCTCAACTTCATCAAGTTTGTGGCTGTGGTCAACTTGCTCCACATAGCCCCTCTTGCGGCCTTGCGTCTTGAGAAAGAAAATGATCATAGCTGTGTTGCCTTGCTTGATTTGTTCCATTGCCTTGTCCTCCACCATATCAAGTCTCAAGTCATGAACTTTTTTGACTGCCTCATTGAACTCTGGATCAGCCTCTCTCCATCCATGTGCTGTCCGGATGGGGATCCCCAAGGCCCTGCAAACACTTGACATGGCAAGCAAATCAGACTCCATGGCCTCAAGGATCTCTTTTTTTAAGATGGCTGATTTGCGCTCGGCCTCCTTGTAAGTGTATTTCTTAGCTTTTCTCTCTGACTGTCCCATCTGCTTTCAATTTATACTCCTGCCTCAACTCTCTTGGCTTGCCATCCTCAAATTTATATATGGCCTCATAGTCCTGAGTAAACAGGATCTCAAAGCCATTAAATTTAGGATAGCCAAATGTGATAAAGTCCTTGACCATGACCACAAAAAGGTCTTTGGTCTTGGGCTTTGTGATCTTGGATATCTCCACCGGACATCCATGGTCAAGGTCAAAGAGATAGTTGTAAACCTTGTTTCTGTAGTTAAGTCTTGAGCGTGTTTCCATTTCTGCAAGATACAAATTGCTTGCATAAATGTCATGGATAGCGTCTTTGAATTGCTCCGGATCTGTAATAAGTATGTAAGGTGTCCCATTTAACTCCCAAGCCTGTTGTACTTTCTTTTGATTGGGAGTTTGCTTTTGTCCGGGCCTTTTTATTTCAAAGCCATAAGCCTTGGATTGATGTATCAATATAAGGTCTGGGATGCCTGAGACAAGTCCTTGAGATTTCATTCTGTTTGCATTGACAACAGACCGGATGGCCTCATTGGGCACACTAAACAGCATCCTTCTTTTATTTGGGTAGCTGTTCCAATGCCATTGAAAGCAAGCAGCCTGAATGGCTCCCTCTGATAATTTAGTTTTTTTGTCCATGTGTAGTGGTCTGTGGTGTGAACAGTGTGACACCTAATTTTCTATAAGATACCCCATACCCTAAAAATACCCTCATTTTTACTAAAAACACTATACTCTATATATATATACTGTTCACCTGTTCACACCTGGTCTCTGTTCCAATGGTGTTGTGTGTTTCAGCGTGAACAGG